GTGAAATGGGATGAATTACGACAGAACGTGTAACACATGCAGATACCACGATGAGGGAATGTGTTATTGCCCGAAGAGTGAAGAGTTCAGAGATGTTACAGTGAACACATACTGCTGTGTACAATACGAAAGAAGCTGGAAAAAAGCCATGGTTGAGGCGTTCATGAAAGGGGCGAGAAGATGAGATATGTGAGATTTATGAGCATTGAAGAACTGGGCAAGTATTTGAGAGGAGAAAAGCTGAAAAATCATACCGTCTGGAAAGATAGAGGAGATAAGACGGACTCTGTGGGATTCTGCTTCTTTGACGATTCCGAATCCCCAGAGGAACGTTTGGAATATTATTCCAGAGGAATAACTTGCACTACAGATGTATGGGCGGTATTTGAGCAGATCGGCGGGGAGCCGCTGAAAAAGTGTACAGGAATATACAGAGATCCTGAAAAGGACAATGCAAGTATTGAACAGAAGATGCTGGAAGCATTTACAGCTGTTCTGTGCGGAAAATTCCCGGATATCCCAACAATGGAGGTAACTGAGTACAGTACAACGGAATACAGCCAGGAGACGCTGAAACTGGTGGCAGTTGGACAAGAGAGCCACCATGGTATACACTGGCTGTCGCATGCAGAAGTGAATGAGTTATTGCCCAGGAAACCACTGACTGTATTTGGAAATTTTGGTGTGGTGGGATATGAATGTCGAAACTGCGGCGTCGTACTTATAAAAAATAGCTTGACCTGTCCATTGTGCGGACAGGCACAGGATTGGAGTGATGTGTGCGATGAAAGCAGCTGAGAAGAACGCCAAACGGCGGGCACATTATAACCATCTGGAGCGTGCAGTAGATGCTGAGGCGGCTAAACGGTTCCATGAGCCGACCTATTCACAGCGGATCCCTCACTATGTGAAACAGGTATATGAGCAGCTGGAACTGGCAGCAGGCCTGAGCGGATTTGAGATTGTCGGTCTGAGGGACAGACGGACCAGCAAGGAGTATTACAGGAACGATGATGGGGTACATGAACGAAAACAGGAGGAAGAGCCGTGATCACGATCAAAACAGAGAAACATACATACACAGCAAAAATGGGGGCGGAGGAAAGCGAGAAGCTGTTCAAGGAGCTGGTTATGCAACTGTTCGGATACACCGGACAGTTGAGCATCCCGGAAACAGGGGCGGCAGTTATCCCGGAAATCTCTGCATACGAGCCAGAAAACGAGGAGAAAGCAGAAGAAAAGCCAGATGCTATGAAAGAACCGGAAGAGTACATGGAGGACAAGTTTTTTGTGGATCCAGTCACAGAACCCGAGCCGATCGGGAAAGAAAATGATGGTTATGGTGGTTTTCTGCACATTAAATGTCAGTACTGTGGAAAGGAAAGAACGTTTTGCAGCAAGTATAAAATAAAATCTTGCAAGTGCAAAGAATGCGGTGAGGAAACAAAACTGAAAGATCTGGTACAGTTGTATACAAACTGTGAATGTGGAAGAAAAGCAGCATACTGGACAAACATGACAGAAAAGGCATTCGATGTACGCTGTGTTGACTGTGGCCAGCCTGTGGCAGTAATGTACAACAAGAAAAAGAACCTGTACGAGACAATACAGTAGCAAGGAAATGCATGAGGGGAGGCGATGCCGGTGGAGATTAGAAAGCGAGATATGAAGCTGAGCGATCATAATATCTCAAGAGACAAATACAATGAGCTGAAATACTTCTGTTTGCAATACTGGCAGAAAAAGCAGGAGATTGACAGGAACTATGGCATAGACGGTTTTAGTCAGGACGGGATGCCGAGAGGAACGTCGAGCAGCAACCCAACGGAGAAAAAGGCGTTGCGGATCGCACAGCTTAAGCGTGACACGGAGCTGATCGAGCAGACGGCGATGGAAGCGGATGCAGAAATATATTCGTGGATTCTGAAGAATGTGACGTCTGGTGTGCCGTATGAATACATGGATGTGCCGATGGGGCGTAGAAAATTTTATGAGGCGAGAAGATACTTTTTCTTTCTTCTGGCACAAAAAAGATAAAAATTTTTAAAAGTGGGTAACTAAGAGGGGGTACTTTCGTGATTTAATGGTATCATCGGTTGGTTGAAAAACTGATGCTGACATGGTTGTTACATTTACCTCTGTATTGTATATTTTAACAGCTGCCAGGTCTCAACAGCCTGGCAGCATCGGAACATAGCTCAGCGGTCAGAGCAGTCTCATGAGTAGACAAGGGCGAAGGTTCGAGTCCTTCTGTTCCGATTTCCCTGATGGGAACATATAAGAATCCTTTCTCAAAAAGAATACTACATTTTCCACAAGAAGACATCTGGCAATGCTGGGTGTCTTTTTGTGTACAGCAAAAGGCAGGTGAGACGAATGGCAAGAAATATGCAGAGTTACGAGAATTTGCAGCACCGTATCTATGAGGGCGTTGGAGAGTATGGAATACCGCTGTTAGAACCTACAGAGTTTGAGAAATGTGAATTTATAGGATTCAACTATTGCAGAACCTGTAAGGACAAGGAGGGGAAAGGCGTACATTTTTTTCTGGATGACTACCAGTTCAATCGTATCTGGAACCAGCCAAACAAATACCTGCCGATCTTACAGCAGTTCCGGTATGTAATGACACCGGATTTCTCCATGTATACGGATTTTCCGAAAATCATTCAAATCTACAACCATTACCGAAAACACTGGATCGGAGCGTATTTACAGGAAAATGGAGTGGATGTAATACCAACGATAAGCTGGAGTACACCGGATTCTTACGAATGGTGTTTCGATGGAGAACCTACAAACGGAACAGTAGCCGTATCCAGCGTTGGAACACAGAAGAGCAAGAAAGCAAAAGAATTATTCATACAGGGATATCGGGAGATGGTAAGAAGACTGGAACCGGAGACCATTATTTTTTACGGAAATATACCAGAAGAATGTATGGGAAATATCGTACATATTCGGGCATTTCAGGAGAAATTCAAGGAGGCAAAATGTAATGGGTGGTAGAGGTGCTGCCAGTGGTGCAGCGAATGGAATGGCATTAGGGCGAAAGATGAGTGTTTCAAAGTTTTTAGAAAATCTAAAAAAAAACAATGCTAATACGGTGTTTAATAATTTGTCAGAACTTTCACCCAAAGTAGGGAAAACAGGTTTTTTTACGAATGGAAATGCCGTAGAATTTCAGGAGGCAGTCGTTGAATCTGGTTCTGATAAATTATCTGTACGTTTTTATAATCAATGGAATCCGATTCAGGTTACAAGACCGACAACGGCAATCAAACAGAGAATTGAAGTTGTACATTATAGGGATGGAAATGTTGTTGCAATTTATAAGTTGAATGAAAAGAGTAGCAAAAGTTTAAAAAATGCTGAAAAAAATTATCACGAAATGCTTAATGAATGGAAAAAAGCAACACATCAAAAAACGATATTCTTGAGATGATGAAAAAGGAGAAAATGAAAGGTATGGGTGGTAGAGGGAGTTCTAGTGGGGTTAGCGTTAAAGGAAAAGCCTATGGAACGGAATACACGACGTTACATGAATCTGGAAATATAAAATTTGTCAGGTATAATGATTCGAAGTCGTCAAAAACTCCAATAGAAACAATGACAAATAGGCGAGTATACGTGACAATAGATAACAGGGATAACATATCTGCAATTACGTATTATGATGAAGAAAATAAAAGAAGTAAGCAGATTGACTTGATGCATCCACATAAGAACATGATACCTCATACGCACCACGGATATCTGCATAATGAAAATGACGGGGCGAAAGGTGCCGCAAATTTAACACCGAAAGAAAAACGAATGGTTGAAAGTGTAACAGACAAATGGTACAATAAAAGAGGCAAATGATCGTATAGGGTGAGTACGCCTTGATAGAGGAGGCTCCGGTTGAAATCCGGATATTTGCTGAAAGAGACTCAGAAATGGGTCTCTTTTTTATGCACAAAAAAGGAGGATATATGGGCGGACGTGGAAGCAACAGCAATTTAGGCGGAGGTTCTGGCAGCGGACTGAAAACAACTGGGCTTGATGTAACGCATAACGGTGAAACAACCAGATATTATTTCACGAGCAAAGATGGTCAGAATTACTACCAGAGGGGAATCAGCGGAACACCAGAGCCAACGCCTCTGAATATGTCTGCAAAAGAGTTCCGGCAAAGAGTAGAATCCAACGGAGCCACAACAAAAGCTGTTTCAAATGCAGAGTATAAAAAAGATACAAAGAGACAAGAAAATTACAGAAAAGCGGCAGATAGAGCATTGAATTCGTTGGAATACAATGAAACAGCAAAGAAATCAACAAGACAAAATCGCCTTATGGACAGGGCGATGAGAAAGAAATATTGAATTAATAAGGAGGTGGCGTAATGGCTACAAAAAAGGCGGTCGGACGGCCACCAAAATATAAATGCAAGGAAGAAATTGAAGAAAAAATCGACGCATATTTCAAAGAATGTGAAGGTGAATTACTGAGAGATGGCAACGGAGAACCGGTAATGGACAAATTCGGTCATCCGATAACGATAAACAGCAGGCCGCCTACCGTGACAGGATTGGCTCTTGCACTGGGTTTTACGAGCAGAATGGCATTGCTTAACTACCAGGCTAAGAAAGAGTTCGTTGACACGATAACGCGTGCGAAGAGCATGGTGGAAGCATACACGGAGCAACGTCTTTTTGATCGTGATGGTGCAAATGGTGCACAGTTCAGCCTGAGAAACAATTTCAAGGGCTGGAACGAACGGCAGAGGACAGAACTGGATGAAGCAGAGCAGAAAGCGAGAATCGAGCAGCTGAAAGCTCAGACGGATCTGATCAAGGCGAAAGCCCAGACAGATGACGAAACAGAAGCAGCTGATGATGGATTCTTAGAGGCACTGAAAGGAACAGCCGCAGAGGACTGGGCAGATGAAGAAAACTAAGCAGTATTTCCATTTCCAGCCGTTTTCCAGGAAACAGCGGCAGGTTCTTAACTGGTGGACAGAGGAATCGCCCGTAAAGGACTGTGACGGAATTATAGCAGACGGTGCAATCCGTTCGGGAAAAACAGTCAGTATGTCACTTTCGTTTGTCCTGTGGGCAATGAGTAGCTTTCAGGGGCAGAACTTTGCTATGTGTGGCAAGACAATCGGTTCTTTCAGGCGAAACGTTCTGTTCTGGCTGAAACTGATGTTGAAATCAAGAGGTTATCGTGTTTCGGATCACCGAGCAGATAATCTTGTGATTATCTCGAAAGGTGACGTAGAGAATTATTTCTATATTTTTGGTGGAAAGGACGAACGATCACAGGATCTTATCCAGGGAATAACCCTGGCTGGTGTGTTTTTCGACGAGGTTGCACTGATGCCGGAGTCATTCGTCAACCAGGCAACAGGACGATGTTCAGTGGATGGTTCAAAATTCTGGTTCAACTGCAATCCGGATGGTCCTTATCATTGGTTCAAGCAAAACTGGATTGACCGGTCTGTTGGATATATCGGAAAGAAAAAAGCAGAAGAACTTAAAAAGAAAAATGTTAAGGTTAAAAATATCCTTTACGTTCATTTTTCGATGAATGATAATCTGAGTTTGAGTGAGAAAGTCAAGCAGAGATACGAGACGGATTATTCTGGCGTATTCTATCAGCGGTATATTCTTGGATTGTGGTGCATGGCTGAGGGTATCATCTATGATATGTTCGACAAGGCAAAACATATCAAAAACATTCTATCGTTCTGTGACCGCCTGCTGCCGTCAGGCCGCTATGTATCGTGCGACTACGGTACGCAGAATGCGACTGTATTTTTGTTGTGGAACAAGGGCACGGACGGTGTCTGGTACTGCATCCGGGAGTATTATTATTCCGGCAGAACAGAGGGGAAGCAGAAAACAGACAGTGAGTATGCAGATGATCTGGAAAGCTGGTTGGAAGAAACGAAAATCAAGGGAATTATCGTGGATCCATCTGCAGCATCATTCATTGCAGAGCTGAGAAAACGAGGATACAAAGTGGTCAAAGCGAAGAACAACGTAGAAGATGGCATTCGTGTTGTAGGAACGAAGCTGAATCAGGAAGCAATCATATTTGCAGACTCTTGTGTGAATACCATTCAGGAATTTGGCTCGTATATCTGGGATGAAGCGGCAGCAGTACATGGAGAAGACAGACCGGTAAAAGAACATGATCACGCAATGGATGCATTACGCTATTTTGTGTATACAATTTTGAACAACCAAACGGCAATCATCCGGAGCAAGCGAAAAGCGGGATTCCATTAAGAGAGGACGGTGAGAAAATATGCATGTTTTTACAATACCTGCGGATAAGTGGGATGAAACAAATCCGGACAAGCAGGCAATCAGGCATCTGATCATGAAACATAGAAGAAGTTATGAACGTCTGAAAGGTCTGAAAAATTATTACGAAGGCAGACATAAGATTCTGGACGAAGACCGGGAAAACAGGCTGGTATGCAATCATGCAAAAGATATCGCAGATACAGCCAGCAGTTATTTCATCGGCAATCCGGTCAGTTACAAAAGCCCGGATGATATCGCAGCACTTACAGATGCCCTGGAACACGCCGGGGCGGATGAAGTGGACGGTGACAACGGCCTTGACCTGTCTGTATATGGCAGGGCATACGAGTACATATACACCAAGCAGGGCGAAACAGAACTGACGATCAAGAATCTGCCGCCTGAGAATACATTCCTGGTATACGATGACACCATAGAGCAGAACGAGCTTTTTGGTGTCTATTATTATGCCAGAATTGACTCCACAGACCGCACGAACATTACATATGTTGCAACTGTACTGACACAGAATTACAAGTACGTGCTGGACATTCAGGACATCCAAGAACCACAGGCTCTGATCGAGCAGCCAGAGGCACATTTCAAGGGAGAAGTGCCGCTGATCGAATACCAGAACAATAAGCTGGCGTTGGGTGACTATGAGTTACAGATCCCGCTGATTGATGCTTACAATGTGCTGATGAGCGACCGTGTGACCGACAAGGAGCAGTTCGTGGACGCAATCCTTGCATTGTACGGCACGTTACTTTCCGATGAGGAAATGGACCAGGACGGAGACCAGAGTATTGGAGAGAAAGCCATGCAGCACTTGCGAAAGGAAAAGCTTCTGGAACTTCCTTCGGATGCGAGAGCAGAATATCTCACACGCACGTTCGATGAAAATGGCGTAGAGATCCTGAAAAGGGCAATCGAGCAGGATATCCACAAATTTTCCCACATTCCGTGCATGACAGATGAAAGTTTTGGTGGCAATGTAAGTGGTGTTGCGATGGAATTTAAACTGCTTGGTATGGAAAATATCACAAAAATCAAAACCCGGTATTACAAGAAGGGACTGAGAAAGAGGCTGAGGATTTTCGCAAACTTCCTGAATACACGTTCAGGGATCCACATTGATACAGCTGGAATTGTACCGGTATTCACGCGTGCGATGCCGAAAAATCTGCTGGAAATCTCACAGATTGTTTCTAACCTGTGGGGAAAAGTCAGCCGCAAAACACTGCTTTCACAGGTGCCATTCGTGGATGATGTAGAAAGTGAGTTGGAAGCAGTCGAAGAGGAAGAACAGGAAGCGGTCAAACGGCAGCAGGAAATGTTCGGAAATCAGCCCAATACGCCATTTTCTCCCGAAGATGCTACGGATGGTCAAAAGGATGTAGAAAACGGAAATGACAAAGAATGAGAAGTACTGGCAGGCAAGGACAGCACAGCGGATGTGGGAACATATGCAGAGTGCAGAAGAAACGGCTGACCAGGTAGCCAAAGTCTATGCCAAAGCATCCTTGTACCTGAGCAGGGAAATGCAGGATATCTTCAAGAAGTATGTGGAGAAACACCATCTGACGGAAAAAGAAGCATTACAGCTTTTGAATACATTGAGGGATCGCACTTCTATCGAAGAACTGCGTCAGAGGTTGCAGAGTAGCAGCCAAAAACAAGAGATTGCAGATCTGCTTGCAGAATTGGAAGCTCCGGCATACCAGGCACGCATACAGAGGTTACAAGAGCTGCAAACGCAGATAGATCTTGTCATGCAGCAGGTCTATAAACAGGAGCAGGCGATTACAACGGCTCATTATATCCAGCTGGCAGAAAAGGCATATAATCAGTCAATCTTCGACGTTCAGCAACGAACCGGGTTCGGATTTTCATTTTCCCATATCGACCAAAAGCAAGTTGACAAGGTATTGAAAAGTAAGTGGTCTGGCATGAATTACTCCGAGAGAGTCTGGAGAAATACCAGGGCAGTTGCCCAGGAAGTGAAAGAAGCCCTGCTCGTGAACCTGATCACAGGCAGAACAGAAAGAGAGACAGCAGAAATGCTGACGAAAAAATTTGCCGGTGGATCCAGTAAGGCAAGAAGGCTGATCAGAACAGAAAGCTGTTATCTGTCCAACCAGCTCGAAATGGAATCCTACAAGGAATGTGGAATTGATAAGTACCAGTATCTTGCAACACTGGATCTTCGAACATCGGAGATCTGCCGGGAACTGGACGGAAAAGTATTCCTTGTGAAAGATCAGCAGCCGGGAAAGAATTGCCCGCCCATGCACCCATGGTGCAGATCGACAACAATCGCTATCATAGGCGAAAAGATGTTGGAGGGAATGAAGAGAAGGGCAAGAGATCCGGTAACCGGGAAGACCTATCTTGTACCAGCGTCTATGAACTATAGAGAATGGTATGCGAAATATGTTAAGGGCGATGGCAAAACGGTTGCAAAAGAGGCTGGTTCTGATATAATAGAGATGACGCAATAGAAGCACAAGAGGATTTTGTTGGAAAAACAGTGGAATTTATTAAATAAAAATAGTATTCGAAAAAGGAACAGAAATTGTGGATACTGCAACAAATGTAATTTGATACCATCAGCCGAAAGGCCGGTGGTATTTTTATACCCATTTTTAAGAAAGCGAGGATAAGAACATGAAATTTTCGAAAGCATTTGAGTTGATGAAACATGGAGAAAAAGTGAAACTTCCATCCTGGAGCGGTTACTGGTACTGGGATGGTAGCAGAAAAACAATCATCATACATACAAAAGATGGCATTGAGATGGATATCAGAAAAACAGCGAGAGTTGAATATACGCTTAGTAATATTGTTTCAGAAGAATGGATTATTGCAGATGAAACAAATTGCCCTGAACTTGGCGGCAAAGCAACGTTTTCTTTTGGCGAAGCCATTAAATATCTGAAAAGAGGTAAGAAAGTAAAGCGTGAAGGCTGGAATGGTAAGAATCAGTATATTCAGCTTGCAACAGGTATTTCTTACAAAACACAAAACGGAGAAATTGTGAACTGCGAGCATGATGCAATTGGCAACATGGCGGTGGCGTTCGTTGGGACTTCCGGTGTACAGATGGGCTGGCTCGCTTCTCAGGCTGATATGCTGGCAGATGACTGGATGTTTGTGGAATGATAGAACATTACACAGTCACAAAAGACGCAGACAGGCTTGCACCGAACTGGCTGGCGAGCCGGATCAATTACAAGACAATTAAATTCTTATACCGGGACAAAGACGGACACGCAGAACTGAAAGGGGTGAAGATTGGCGATGAAGTGGCACAGATTGGCGACACGGTACAGTTCAACGGCAGACGGTTATCCGTAGAAAGGCGGTGATCCAGATATCTCCCTTTAAGGCACGGGGTCAGGTGTCTTATTTTTATGTCTTTTTCTGCCAGACGTAAAAGAAGCAGGATGATCCATAAAACACGAATGGCCCGGACGTGAGAACGGATAGGCTGGGCGGAAAGGACAGAAAATGAAAAACAGATTTTTTATGTGCAACTGTAAAGTGCCAATGAGATTACAGATCTTTGCAGAAGGAGACGGTGCTGGGGCTGGTGAAGGCGGCAATGGCGGTGGATCCGGAACAGGCGGCGAAGGAGAACCGGGAGCAGGCACAGAACCGATGAGTTTCGATGATTTCCTGAAAGGAGAGGGAAATCAGGCAGAATTCGACCGCCGTGTGCAGAAAGCGATTGATACAGCAGTAAGCAATGCACAGCAGAAATGGCAGGCTCTGACAGATGACAGGCTTTCTGAAGCAGAGAAGCTTGCAAAAATGAACAAAGAGGAAAAAGCTGCGTATATGCAGCAGAAAAAGGAAAAAGAGCTTTCAGACCGTGAGGCTGCGATCACAAGAAAAGAACTGATGGCAGAAGCCAAGAATACTCTGGCAGAGAAAAAACTGCCGGTAAGCCTGGCAGAAGTACTGAATTATACCGATGCAGACACCTGCAGCAAATCTATCAGTGCAGTAGAAAAGGCATTTCAGGAGGCAGTAGAAGCAGCAGTGAATGAACGCCTGAAAGGTGGAACGCCGCCAAAGAAAGTACCTCAGGAAAACGTAACAAAAGAAACGTATGCCAAGATGGGATACACAGAAAGACTGAAACTGAAAACAGAAAATCCGGAACTGTATAAACAGTTGGCCGGGAAATGAAAGGAGTAATAATAAATGGCAGGAACAATTTTTGGAATTCCTTTTGACGATGAGTTATTCATGGAGATGTGGAACGAAGCACCGGATCCATATCTTACAGCAATGATCGAATCTGGTGCGGTAGTAGATGATCCGGTAATTGCAAACGGAATTGCCGGCAGTGGAAATCTGTACACCATTCCATTTTATGACACACTGGATGGCGATGATCAGAATTATGATGGCCAGACAGATATCACGGTAACAGAAGTTGGCGGCGGTTCTCAGAGCGGTATTGTATACGGAAGAGCAAAAGGCTTCTTTGCACGCAACTTCACCGCTGAACTTTCCGGGGCTGACCCGATGGGACACATTGTTGCCACTGTTGCGAAATACTGGCAGAAACGAAGACAGAAACGTCTGATCGGTATCACAGATGCGGTGTTTGGCATCACAGGAGCTTCCGGCAATGCCAAGACATGGAATGAGACGCATACGCTTGATCTGTGTTCTTCTTCATCTGCCGCAAGAAATATCGCAGAAACAGACCTCAATGACCTGGCTACTCTGGCTTGCGGAGACCACAAAGACCAGTTCGGCCTGGCAATCATGCACTCCAATGTTGCAAAAACATTGGAAAATAAGCAGCTGCTGGAATACTGGAAATATACCGATGCAAATGGCATCCAGCGACCAATGAATATCGCTTCTGCCAACGGATATACCGTTATCGTTGATGATGGTGTGCCATGCACCGCTGTCGGTGGATCAGGGGACAATAAGGATCTGAAAAAATACACAACCTATCTGTTTGGACGAGGGGTGATCCGTACCGCAAGAGGCCGTGTGGATGTTCCGGTAGAAACGAACCGTGATCCGAAAAAGAATGGCGGTCAGGATGAACTTATCACCAGAATGAGAGAAACCATTCACCCGAATGGATTCAGCTTTGCGGTGCCAAAATCCGGATGGACTGAATCACCTACAGATGCACAGCTGTTTGCAACTGCAAACTGGAACATTAAATTCGATCCGAAAGCAATCCCGATGGCTCGCCTGATTACCAATGGCTGATGATAAGGAAGTGGTCTAAATGACTGATTTTGAGAGAATCAAAATCCTGACTGGTGAAAGAGATGAAGAGCTGGTGGAAGTTGTCCTGGAAGATGCGACAGACTGGGTGCTGGCGTATACCGGCCGAAAGAAGATGATCCCGGAACTTAAAAAAACGGTGCGTGATCTTGCAGTGATCGCCATCAACCGCATGGGAACCGAGGGGGAATCTTCGAGAACCGGTTCAGGAGAATCTTACAACTTCGATAATGCACCAAAACAGATCTATGATGTGCTGAACCGGTATCGGCTGGCACGTGTAGGAGGTGTAACTTATGAGGCTGAAAAGGAATAGGCTGCGAGAGCTCAAACATTTCCAGATGGTGCAGAAAAAAGATGCAGAGGGTGGAACATATACAGAGTATGCTCCGCCCTCTTGTTTTCAGGCGGAAATGTGGACAGCCGGTGGAAAAGTACAGGCAGAAATGTACGGCAGCAGACTTCCGGTTATCCGAAACCTGAGAATTGATGGGAAATATACAGAAGTGCCGGGAAAGAACGGGAAACCGTCATATCAGTTCCAGGAAGGTATGACGATATCTGTGAATGACGGTATTTCTGTAAATGGTGGAGATGATCCGGATTATAAGGTCGTTGCCATTTATCCTTACACCTATCTTACGCTGGAGGTGGAAAAACTGTGATCATAGGTAAAAAAGAGATTACGGATGCGTTTCAAAAAACGGCAGCGGTGAATATGTATGATGCAGTATCAAAAAGTATCAAAACAGTGCAGGCTGAGGCGAAAACAAGATGCCCGGTAAATGATGGGGAATTGAGGGGGAGTATATACACGGCGATAGAAACCGGGAGCGAAAAGATTGTAGGAATCTGTTACACCAACAAAAAGTATGCACAATATGTAGAATTTGGCACAGGCCCCAAAGGTCAGAAGCAACACGCGGGGATATCACCGGATGTTGCCTATGCCTATGTACAGTCGCCCTGGTGGATCCACGAAAGCATGATCGGGCGGAAGACGGCCGAAAAGTATAAGTGGTTTTATGTGGATACGCCGGACGGCCGATTCTACCAGTGTACCGGACAGTCTGCACAACCATTTTTATATCCGGCACTAAAAAACAATGAACTGGAAATTGCACATTATTTTGAGGAGGCAATCGAAAAGAATTTATGAAAAACGTAAAAGATCAGATCTATTCCGCACTTGCCGGAGCGTTCGGGAATGTAACGGACCAGTACCCAAAAGACTGGGCAGAGCTTCCGGCAGTGCAGTACACCGAAGAAGATAACAAGGTATATGAACATACCGCACAGGGAGAGGAAAAGAGCTATGTACGATATCGTGTAGATATCTGGCATAACCGCTCTACGTCCGAATCTGCACTCAAGGTAGACAAGGCACTGGCAGCACTTGGGCTGGTGCGTACCCTGTGTCAGGACACCCCGGATCCATCTGGGTTGAAACATAAAGTAATGAGATATGAAGCAATCATTGATATGGAGTCAGAAGAAGTATTCTGGCCGAACTAGAAAAGGAGCGTGAAGAATATGCTGGCAAATGGAGCAAAACTTGAGTACAAGGAAAAAAGTGACGCAGCTGGTGCTTACAAAGAACTTCCAGGGTTGAAAGAGATCCCGGACTGTGGTGTTGAACCGGAAAAAGTAGAAAATACCGGTCTGAACGATAAAAATAAACAGTACGAGAATGGTATTGGTGATCTTGGAGACATGACATACAAATTCAAGTATGAAAATGGAGCGGCAACCAGTGCGTATCGCATTCTTCGAAAAGCACAGGAATCTGGCAAAGTACTTAGTTTCAAAGAAACATTAAAAGATGGCACAACCACGGAATATGACGCAGAAGTGTCCGTAAAACGTACGGGCGGCGGTGTGAACGGAGTTGTTGAAGTAGAAGCAAAGATGACAATCTGCAGTGATCTGAAAGTTACAGATCCGTCATAAGGAGGGGCGATCAATGGAAAGATTAGAAGGACTGGATGAAGAATTCCAGAAAGAAGAAACAGAAAAAGTAACATCTATCGAAGAAGCAAAGAAAAAAAGACCACCATTTCATTACTGGGAAGTGGCGGGCGTACAGCACAAAATGAAACTGAATACCGGTATGATCACAAAACTGGAAAACAAATACCGTACCAATATTATGACGCTGGTAACGGCGAATGATATTCCGCCGCTTGGTGTTATGCTGACGATTGTCCAGGCATCTATCGAGCCATGGGAACACGGTACAACGTTCGACAAAGTAACAAAGCTGTACGACAAGTGGCTGGAAGAAGGCGGCAATCAGTTTGATTTCATGGCAAAAGTAATTATGCCGACTATGGCGGTATCCGGTTTTTTTACGCCGGCGATGGCAGAGAGCCTGATGAAAGATCTGGATCAGGCAGATGTGATCCTGTAACAGAAACAGTCACCGAAGAAATCTGGAAACTATACGAAGATGCATTGGATGCAGGAATCAAAGTGCCGGACTTCTGGAATATGTCTATCCCGGAAGTCCATGACTGCATCCGGAGCTATGGGAGGCGTGCGAAGATTAAGATCCTGCAGCAGTTCATACAGGCAGAAAGCATCGCAGAGCATATCGGCAGGTATCTGAATTCAGAAAACAAGGCACGCAAACCATGGGATTTCTACCCGGAACTGTTCAGGGAAGAGCGAGAACAGTTCGAGGAAAGCAAGCAAGAAGAACAGGTTGTAACAGCTGCCGAAAACCGCCGCTTATATGCCGCAGAGTTCAACAGGCGAAGACATCAATAAAAAATAGTGAAAAGGGAAGGAGGTGTGAACATTGAGTGATACACTGCACAGAATGAAAGTCATCATTGAGGCAAACAACGCAAAACTGAAACAGGCAATGAGAGAAGCTACAAGCGTTGTGAATAACACAGTTTCTCAGATGAACACCAGCACATCAAAAATCGAAACACCGGGCAGTGCAGCAAGTGCCGAACTGTCGGGAGCGATGAAAAACGTTAAAAAGAGCCTGAATGAGCTGCAAGCACCGGAAGATGCATTGAATACGGACAGTTCCGTAAAAGCTATTAAGAATATGCAGGATGCGGTGCAGCAGTCACAACCAGTGTTTCAGAATGATGATCTGAGACAGTCGGCAAAAGAGACAGAAGATATTGTCAGAAGTACAGCTGCAGATATCAACAACAGCATGAATGAAACTCAGGAACCAGTTCGCCAGACAATGAGCGAAAATATGCAAATGATTCAAAATATGCAGAACCTTATAAAAAGTTCCTGGAAAGATATGGTCAATGGTACGATCTGGAAGCAGGCTACCGGACAGATAAGAGACTATGTCAGGGAAGCACAGGTCGCATCCGGCATTCGTGTATACAATCCAGAATATGAACAGTTATGCAATACTATTGCAAAAACAGAGATGGAGCAGGAAAAACTGATCCAGAAAATGAACAGCATGGATGCGAGCAAGCGTTTTGTGCCAACACAGGAGTTTAAAGACCTAGAAGCCAATATTGCAAAGACCGAATCCGCTTACGCAAAGCTGGAAGAAAAGCAGAAGGCATTAGAGGCAGCAGGAAAAGCGACGGTTCCGAGTGCTGATTACAGCGAAGTGAAGGCTCATTATGATGATGCACAGGCAAGACTAGAGAAGTTAATTGCGAAGCAAAGAGAATGGTTGGATCTCGGATTTAAGCCTGGCGACGGTGGTGCAATGACTGGTCTGACGGAGCAAATCAAAGAAGTTGAAACGGAAATGAAATATCTAAAAGGTGAAATGAAAGACCTTGAGGATAACGGAAAAGCAATGATACCGACGGATCAGTACCGTGAGAACACAAACCAGCTGTCTATCATGAGGAACAAATTGAAAGAATACAAAGACCTCAGAAGTTCTATGTTGCTGGATGGCTCCAACTTGCAGGAGTCTGAACAATATCAGAGGGATGGAGTTGCACTTTCAGATCTTACGAACCGACTGCGAGAATATAATGCCGAACGAAGAAGTATGGAGAACAGTGGTACAGATATCCAGACACCGCATCTTGCGGACGGAAGTGTATTTGCGACCATGGGAGCGACAGCACAAGCAGCATTTGAAGACATGACAGCAAGTATCAGGAAGGCACGGGCGGCGGCAGTATCTGCGATTCAAAATATTCCGGTTGTCGGTCAGGTTGCGTCCAGTGCTGCATATATCGGTTCGAGAGCATTTAAGGCTATGAGTGCTGTTCTGAAAGGCGTTGGTCCTGTGATCAAAACAGCATCCGGTGCATTCGGGGCATTACTTAAAAAGTTCACAACCGGATTGCCAGGAATCCGGAAATTTGCCGGAGGAATCAAGCAAGGAAATAATGCTCTCAGTGGCGGAATTGGAAAATTACTCAAATACGGTCTTGGCATTCGAAGTATGTATGCATTGTTCAGCAAGCTTCGAAATGCCCTGGTAGATGGTTTCAAGAACCTTGCAAAGAAGAACAGCGAAACAAACGCAAATCTTTCAGAATTATCAGGCGGATTGCAGCAGTTGAAAAACAGCCTTGCGACTGCATTTTCCCCAATTCTCAATACGATCACACCGGCATTATCAACGCTGATAAATTATCTGGTGCAGGCATGCAATGTTGTTGGGCAGTTCTTTGCAGCTCTTACCGGACAGAAGACATACACTACTGCCTCTAAGGTGCAGAAAGATTATGCCGCCAGTCTGGACAAGACCGGTGATTCTGCAGCTAATGCGGCAGATAAGGTCAAAAAATCCCTGATGGGGTTTGATGAGATCAATAAGCTGGATGATGACAGCAAAAGCAGTTCCGGTGGATCATCCGGAAGTGACGGCGGAAGTTTCGAAGAGAACGAAGTTACAAATAAATATGCAAATTTCGCCCAGATGATCAAGGATGCATGGGCAAACGCAGATTTCACGGAAATAGGAAAAATTGCCGGACAGAAGCTTAATGCGGCTCTTGAAAATATCCCATGGGATGACATCAAAAAGACCTGCAATAAGGTTGCAAAATCAGTAGCAACATTCTTGAACGGTTTCATGGAAGGAACGGATTGGAGACTTGTAGGAAAGACAATTGCAGAAGGCATAAACACTGCGGTAGGGACAGCCTCTACCTTTGTGACCAATTTTGACTGGAGTAAATTAGGAAAATCTGTCGGAGAAACTATTGACAGCACCATCAAAAACATAGACTGGTCGATGCTTGGAAAAACTGCATCTGACACGATGAAAGGTCTTCTCACATCTTTCTGCGAAGCAGTGCAGAATGTAGATTGGAAGAATCTTGGAGAATCTGTTAAGACTGCAATCCTGGCCATTGACTGGAAAGGAATCTTGCAGAAAGCGGCCGAAGCAGCAGGAAGTATTGCAGGTGGAGCAGCAGCTTTTGTGGCCGGATTGCTGGGGGATATTCCAGGTGAAATCTACAACTACTTCATGGAGAAAAAAGACGAGTGCGGTGGAAGCCTCGTAAAAGGCATATTTAAAGGAATTACGGACGCACTCGAAAACGTAGGGAATTGGATAAAGGAAAATATTTTAGATCCATTTGTCGATGGTTTTAAGAAAGCATTCGGCATTCATTCACCTTCAACAGTATTTGCGGATTTAGGCAAACAATGTATTGCAGGATTATTGCAAGGCATTGCGGATATTCCAGGAAATATTGCAGAAATTGCGAAAAAAATCTGGAGCGGCATTAAAGATGCCTGGGATAATCTGGGTGACAAAGTATTGGGTATAGGCACGAAAGTTTTAAGTACCGGAAAAGATTTATGGGATTCCGTTCAAGGTGCCTGGGATAAAGTAAAAAATAACTCTATCGTTGCTAACGTTTCAGCAACGTTAAAAGGCGGCTGGGATAAACTTGATGCAGCACTGGATAAAGTGAAAAATCAGGCCAAAAATACCACTTACACATTCAAAGCAAAAGCTGTAGGTGCATGGAATAAACTGAAAGCATATGGGAGAACAGTTGTTGATAAAATCAAAAGTAAGTCAGCTGATTATACTGCGAACGCACGCGGTGCTTGGGACAGAATCAAAAATTATCTTGGGGAATTCGGAAGAAATATCAAGAATAGAGCTGCAGATTATACTGCAAGAGCTTCGGGTGACTGGAGCGGTATAGCACGTAACGCACGTACATTGTATGACAGCGTTAAAAGCAAAACAGCTACTTTCCGAGCAAATGCCGTAGGTGCTTGGGACAAGGTTTCCGGTGTTTTAGGTCAGGCGAAAGACTGGCTGGTAAATAAGGTTGTGAACTGGAAAATATCAATACCTCATTTTGCATTGCCGCATTTGAAATTCAGCACATCACCATATAAATTTCTGGGAAAAACATTTCAGATACCAAAACTGGATGTTGAATGGTATGCAAGCGGTGGATTTCCAAAAACAGGAGAAATGTTCATGGCAAATGAAGCTGGTCCTGAATTGGTAGGAAAGATGGGAAATAAAACTACCGTCGCAAACCAGCAGCAAATTATAGCGGGTATTGAACAGGGTGTATATAAAGCTGTTATGGCAGCGTTTTCTATGCAGTCAGCAAAGAACGGAAAGTCTCAGAATGAAACCCCTACATTCAATATCTACGTTGGCGGTCGAAAGGTCACAGACGTAGTCGTAGAAGAAATCAATCACAGAACCAAATCGACAGGCGTATGCCCGATATTGGTTTAACCGGTACCGTCCGAAAGGGCGGTACTTTTTGAAGAAATGAGGTGACAAAAAATGGCCGCATCCATCACGATCGGCGGCGTTGCCATGCCGGAACCGAAGTTAAATGGTCTGAAAATTTCACGAAATAAGATCTGGTCGAAAAATGCAGGGCGTGGAGCAGATGGAACAATGACCGGCGATATTATCGGACTGAAGTGGAAATTGGAAATCGAATTCCTGCCGCTTACAGATGCACAGATGGCAATAGTAGAAGCGGCTGTTGAACCAGCTTTTTTCAATGTAACTTTCCGAAGTCCTAAGACTGGAAAGAACATTACAGTAAATATGTATGCAGGCGATCTTACGTGTCCGGTATACACCTATGTCGGGGGGAAGCCACGGTATGTAGGTGTCACGGTAAACCTGATTGAAAAATAATCATCAGGAGGGAGGTACAAAATGCTTCAAGTTAATGAAATATTCAAAAATGCAGTAGAGCAGGACAGCAGAACATTTAAGGCAAGAGTCGTTCTGGGGAAAGATATTTTTGAGGGTATCAAAAGTTTTGCACTTCATGCTGCCTCGAACAATTCTGCTCATATCAGTATCGGCGGAGCTGTGGCAGCCAGTGTACAAGTCAAAATGGAAGCAACAACCATTTCTCTCGAAAGTAAAGAAATAACGTTACAGATTGGCGTATTGTTCGGTACGGAGTATATATACTGTGACCTTGGAAAATTCACACCGGAAAAAGTGAATAATGATGACGGAATTATCAATTTTTGTGCATATGACAGGATGTATGTGAAGTTTTCAAAAGCATATGTAAGTAAATTGGAATACCCAGCAGACGGAAAAGAAGTGCTGAAAGAGATTAGCAACATGTCCGGAGTACCGCTTGCAAGCAGCATTGATAATCTCCCGTCCGGTGTCAAAATTCCGAAGCGTTGGAAAGAAACGGAAACAACGTATGATGACGAAGGCAATGAAATCACACAAGGGAATTATGTAAACCCATTCGACGGATATACCATGCAGGATGCACTGGGATATGTTGCACAGTTCTATGGAAAATATTGTGTCATTAATCGAAATGGTGAAATTGAACTTCGTTGGTATAAACAGGCGGATTATGAAATATCTGCATCCAGATATTATGATGATCTAAAAAAAAGCGAAAGTCTGTTCAAGCTTGGCAGAATCCAGTGCGATACGGCAACCGCAACATTACTTTCCGGCGTGGGCACTGTAGGAATACAGATTGAGAATCCGGTTATGACGCAGCCCGTCCTTGATAAAATTTGCAATCAGCTGAAAGATTTTACTTTTCAGCCTGCTTCGGTATCTTTTCTTGGAGATCCACGTCTTGACATAGGAGATATCGTTACTATTCACGATAAATACGGAGGAAAAATTAAGATCCCGATTATGAAGCTGTCGATGGATTATGATGGTGGATTAATTACAGAAATTGAAAGTCAGGGAAAAACGGAAATTGAATCCGGGAGCATAAGTAGCAGTAAAGGACCAACAGCACAGGCGATTGAACGGCTGAACATAGAATTGGTTGCAGCGAAAGAAATCATAGGACAGAAGGCAAGCTTCGATGATTTGAAAGCAACAAAAGCTACATTCGATAAAATGAGTGCAAGTTACGGTGAATTTGCAGATCTGACAGCCAAAAGATTAGATGTCGGTGAGGCCGATATAAAACAACTACAGGCAGAAAACGTGGATATCAGTGGACGACTGACAGCTGATGAGGCAGAAATCAAAATAATAAAAACAGATAAGGCAAATGTAAAAGATCTGGATGCAGCGAATGCCAGAATTGATAGTATTTCCGGAAATTTAGCAGATTACAAGGTGGTAATAACCGGAAGTCTTGAAGCTGTAAATGCGGTTCTTGGTTCGTTAGATGCAAATTATGCAAAGATAGATCTTGCAAATATCAAAAACGGAAGTATTACAACCGCAATGATAGGTGTCGGTGTTGTAGGTTCTGCTCAAATTGCAGACGGATCTATTACCGATGCGAAAATAGTGGAGCTGACAGCCAACAAAATCACTGCCGGTACATTATCGGTGGAAAGGCTGATCATCTGTGGCGATAAGAATTCGATCATCTATGCAATCAATAATGCAGGTGAACTGGTATCTCAGAATGTAAATACGATAGATGGTGATGTACTGACCAAGAGAAGCATAACTGCAGATAAGATTGTGGCAGGTGCCATTACTGCCAATGAAATTGCGGGAAAGACCATCACAGCAAATAAAATTGCAACAGGTGCCATTACCACAGGCGAACTGGCAGCAGGCAGCGTGACAGCAGAAAAAATCAAGGCAGGTGCAATCAGTGCAGATAAGATAGCAGCAGGTGCAATCAGCGTAGATAAATTAACTTTTGGATTAAACAGTAATTTATATAATCTTGGATATGATAATTTTGCAACAATCACGGGAAGTACATTGCTTTCATATTTTGAAGACTATCAAGTAAAGGTAGCAACAGAAGTAAAAGAATGTGGAGGATCATTTTTTGCACAAGCACCTAACGTTCCCGGGACCAATGCACTATGGCTTGACGGAAGAGAAACAACAGAAATCTTGCAATCAAAAAATGGATTTATTTTAGGGAGCAGTAAAAAACATGATGGTTTCATAACCTTAATTCCTGGGAAAAAGTACCTGATTTCTTTTTATATAAGATGTCCTTATCTTTCTGAATCAGAAAACAGAGGAATTGAGTTTTTGATATGGGAAAGCAAAGAACGTAGCCATTTGTATAATGGAAATATCTTAGCATCTAAGAAAGGTGAATATGTTTTTTGTGGTTTGCAATGGGAAAGGAAAACAATAAAATACACGTGCGTTAAAGATTTTCCATATATAGCATTAGGTTTTGGTTATATGGAAGCTGCTTTGTTTATAGTTTCTGGGATTCAAGTCGAACAGGTGGAAGATCTTGATACAGAACCAAGCCCATTTTCCGTGTCAAATGTACAGACTGTAGATGCAAAAGATCTGGAAAATGACGGTATAGTTGCTATCAGTGATAATCTCGGTACATTCCAAAAAGGTGTACTAAAATCCGGAAATTATAGCGGTTCTTCTGGAGAATCATTTCCAAGCAGTGGATTTCTTATAGATCTGAACAATGGCTATATTAATACGCCTAGGTTGCGTGTTGCGAGTAACGGAAAGACATACTGTAATTGCAACGGTATAGCAGTAGACGTGAATACATTAGTTGGAAATTATGCAAACTGCTATACATCAGCATCAACAGCGGCAAAAACGGTCAGCCTGTCAGGTTTTGAGCTGGTTGCAGGTGCAAGAGTCTGTGTACGTTTCAACTACGCCAACACGGCCACAAATCCAACACTGAACGTTAATGCTACCGGAGCTAAACCGATCTACTATAAAAACAGCAATATCCCGGCAGAACTGATCGAGCAGTATACAGTCCTGGAATTGGTCTACAGCGGATCATACTGGTACGTGGTCGGAAACATGAATATCCTGACCAAGGGCGACAGCATAAATATTGAATGTTTCACGGCTGGCTATGTGACATCCGCAGGCAAGGAAGTGCAGTTCTGCATTCCGGTATCGACACCGATTGTCGGCTGCAGTTCTGTTAGCATAGCATCGGCAACCGGACTGCAGATCCGGCAGAACGGAAATTATGTCTATGGCGGGAATGCATCCACACTGGTAGCGGCATCGTCCTACCGTGGCGTTATTAACCGAAACATGGTTTCTGTTGCAGCCACTATGCCGAACACAACTAACGCAATCAATAATGCACCATGTGGTGTGCATGCGGCATTGAAGCTGACATTTTCGTAACAATCAATTACAGAAAGCAGGTGAGAAATACATGATAACAGCAATCATAGATGCAGGGCAGCATTACTGCCAGGCAGTCAGTGACCTGTGGCAGTGGGATTATGGACAGACACTGCGGATCCAGGGCGTGAAGCTCCCGGCGGCGGTCGAGGTTCAGTTTTCGACAACAGAGCGGATCGGCGAAACAGTCACCAGAATTGGTGTGACGCAAGAGGGGGTTACTGAGGTACCTATCCCAGATACACTGCTGGAGGGCAGCGGAACAACGCAAGATTATACAATCTATGCGTTCGTGTACATCGAAAACGGCGATTCTGGAAAGACGGAGTATCGTGTCAGCATGAAAGTCCGGGCAAGGCCGAAACCGGAAGCCCATGCCACACCGGAAGAAGGGGAACTGTTCCGGCAGGCAATTGTGGCAGTTGCTGAATCCGCTGATCGAGCGGAGAGTGCCAGGAAATCAGCAGAGACGGCATCAGATCAGGCGGAGGATGCGAAGAACGCCGCAGAGGCAGCTGTCGGATCAGCACAGGCAAGTGCCGATGAAGCAAAAACAGCAAAAGCAAATGCAGAAACAGCAGCAAAAGTTGCAGAAGCATTCAAAACAGAAGCAGAAGCCGCCAGATCAGAAGCAGTCCGGGCAGCAACGGATGCAACGGTCGCTAAGAAGTCAGTGGAAGAAGCCAGAGCCGCAGCAGAAAAAGCGAAGCAGGATGCAGAGGCAGCGAAAGCGGCAGCAGATGTGAATAAGGAAGAGGCTGAGGCTGCCCAGGCAAAAGCAGAAGCTGCACAGAAAGCTGCGGAAAATGTAGAGGCGGAAGCAAAGAAAGCCCAGACAGCCACGGAAACCGCAAAGACAGCAGTAGAAACCATGCAGAGCACGGTGGCAGGCTATGCTGATAATGCAAATGTTGCGAAAGAATCGGCAGAAACTGCAAGGTCAGAAGCCGAAACCGCAAAGAACGATGCAGTACAGGCAAAAGAAGCCGCTGAGAAAGCAAAGAGCGGAACAGCAGCAGATAGGGAAGTTGCAGAAGCGGCATCAAAAGCGGCACAGGTAAGTGCAATTTCAGCGGAAAAGTCGGCAGAAAGAGCTGAGACGGCAAAAGAAGAAATCCAGGAATCAGCGGATCAGATCCAGAAGAATGCAACAGAAATTGATTCGCTAAAGGAAGATATATCCAACAAAATCACTAAATTTTACGCATCGAATCAGGGTGAAACGCACATCGCCGATTCCGACAATGGCAAGATTCAAGATATGATGATATATGGCAAATCATCACAGAATGGAACACCAACGCCAGAGAATCCAGTTGAGATTAAGAGCGTTGTGAATCCAACAGTGAAGGTTTGTGGGAAGAACCTGTGGAATCCAATACTAGGAGGATATATAAGTGGCAATGATGGGTCAATAGTAAAAGGTTTAAAGACACAAATCGCCGTAACAGATTTTATAAAAACAAGTGGAAAAGATATTACTGTTATAGCACGCAATTTTAGTTTGGCAATTGAATGCAGTTATGCATATAGAATTGGACTTTATAATGCAGAAAAAAAGTGGATAAAAAATATCTTTCCTTCAGGCGGAAACAAATATAGCATAAACACATTTAATATAACAGGTACAGAATATATTAGAGTGTCAGCCCCGTCTGGTATATACAATACAATTCAAATCGAAAAAGGTTCGGAAGCCACCCCTTACGAGCCATACACTGAGCAATCCGTCCAGCTCCCCTACACTCTCAACGCCATCCCAGTAACATCTGGCGGCAATGTAACCATTGACGGACAGCAGTATATAGCGGATTACGTGGATATAGAGAGTTGGAAGTATGTTCAAACGATACAGACAGACAAAGTTCCAAGCGACACAAAGTGGATCATCCAGAATCAACGAAACGAGTATTCACTTGGGTATGTATTTTTATACAAAAACAGTATATCAACACAAGAACTCGGAATGAAGAATGCATGGAAAAGCAATATGGGAGATTCTTCGCAGTCATGGAGTAATGGTTTTTCGTTTGGACGAAGTAATGTATTCTGGATTGTCCCATACAAGAATGACGGAAACATTACATCGGATGATATTAATGCATGGCTTGTGGAGCATCCAATGGATATAATGTATCCGCTTGCAGAACCCATCGAAACCGACCTCACACCAGAAGAGATTGAAGCGTTTAAGGGACTTGTCACCAACTACCCAGTAACCAACGTCTCAATCACATCCGACCAGTTAGACGGTTATACTGTATTTAATTACCCAATTAGCATGGCAGAGGGATGGAACTACATAAAACAACAATTAAATGACAACCGTGACTACATCTATGATATGGACGCTAAGGCACAGGACATCGACACACAGGCAGCAGAAGCCTATGTCAACAGCGAATATGCAGTAGCATTAACAGAATTGGAGGTATGATTATGTTATATAGAACATTATTAAAACTTAAAGAAAGAAATGGACTTACAGATGATTTGAAAAATAAGATTGATATTTTCTTTGCGACGGGCAGGATTACAGAGGAACAGTACAATGAGCTGATGGATGTTAATAAGGAAGAAGAACCGAAAGCGGAAACTAATTAACTAAAGGAGGCTACGGTAAACTACCATGCCACTCGTATGATATCATAAACAGCAGAATGGGATCTATTACATCGCAACAAGAGCTGTGTATGGACATCCGACCTATTCTTATATATCGACCAGCTATTATATTGTGGTCGATCAAAAAAACGCAGTCTGCAGCTGATTGCAAATGGAGATGGGGATGATTACACATATGAATATTAATCGAGGAAGTGTCATCAGAGCAGGACCGTAGGGGTCCATTTTTATTGCAATTTTTGAAACCATAAACGAAAAAGAAGCCTTGTGTTGAGCGATACCAATGCCCACAAGACTTCTTAGATTGTTTCTTGATTAGATACATATTAACACATCTGACCAAGAAAGGAAAGACTGACGATGATGAAAAAAGAAATGTTATGCACGATTACAGGAGCAGTCGGTGGGACGATTGCTTATTTTTTTGGAGGCTGGGATCAGGCTCTTGTAACTTTAATCATTTTCATGGCAATTGACTACATATCCGGTCTGATTGTAGCCGGTGTGTTCCACAACAGCAAGAAAACGGAATCCGGGACACTTGAGAGCCGGACAGGCTGGAAAGGTCTGTGCAGGAAATGCATGACGCTGCTGTTTGTTCTGGTGGCATACCGGCTGGATCTGGCAATCGGTGTGGATTACATCCGTGATGCGGTGATCATCGGGTTTATTGCCAACGAACTGATCAGCATCGTAGAGAATGCCGGACTGATGGGCATACCGCTGCCGGCGGTGATTGCCAATGCGATCGACATACTAACACAGAAAGCAGAGAAAAAAGGGGATGCATGAGCGTCCTCTGAGAAAGGCAGGTAAAACTATGAGCTACAAAATCACAAACGCCATATCATCATCCAGAGTCCCGGCATGGGGAAATCAGAAAAAGCACATCGCAGTGCATTATCTGGGCGTGGTCGGTCAGGCACATGACCTGACGGCTGATGGATGCGGTGCCCATTTTTACATCTACTGGGACGGCACCATCTACCAGCGATGCAGTCTGGACGCCGTGCCGTGGGCGGTAGGAACAGCCGGTTATTACACCCAGAAACACCCGGAGGCCAACAACTACAACACGATCAGCATCGAAATGTGCTGCAAGTGTGACGGCAACGCTGCACTTGCATCTGACCCAAAATGGTATTTTACGAAAGAGACGCAGGAGGCCTGTGTATGGCTGGTCAAGCATCTGATGGGGCAGCTTGGAATCGCTGCAGACCATGTCCTGCGGCATTATGATATCGTCAACAAGGTATGCCCGGCACCGTATGTGCACAACAACCACTATAAGACCAGTTGGACGTGGAATGAGTTCAAGAAAAAAATTGCCGGATCCGGCGACATTCT